GATCTATTGTAATTGTAATGACACGTTGGTCTACTAAAGACATAACTGGTCAGTTATTAAAAGCACAATCTGAGGAAGGATCTGATCAGTGGGAGGTTGTTGAATTACCAGCCCTGCTCCCCGATGGAAACCCCGTGTGGCCTGAATACTGGACCAAGGGAGAATTACTTAAGACTAAAGCATCTATACCGGTTAGCAACTGGCTAGCTCAATACATGCAAGAACCTACTGCAGAAGAAGGAGCAATACTTAAACGAGAGTGGTGGCAAGACTGGACTCACAAATATCCACCACCATTAGATTATATCGTACAATCATACGATACCGCATTTACCAAAAAGACAACTTCTGACTTTTCAGCTATAACCACGTGGGGTGTCTTTACGACCGAGGACCAGGGACAGAATATAATTCTACTTAACGCTTTCAAAGACCGTTATGACTTTCCAGAACTCCGGCGTGTAGCACTAGAAGAGTATCGAGATTGGAATCCTGACATGGTAATAATCGAGGCTAAAGCTACAGGACTGCCTTTGACTCATGAGTTGAGGCAGATGGATATACCGGTTATTAACTTTACACCGTCAAAAGGAAATGATAAACACACAAGATTAAACTCCGTTGCCCCGCTTTTTGAAAGTGGCAAAATTTGGGCACCGATGCACGAGCACTTTGCACAGGAAGTGGTTGAAGAATGTGCGTCTTTCCCATTTGGAGAATATGATGACTATGTGGATAGTACGACACAAGCCATTATGAGAATTAGACAGGGTGGTTTGGTTCGACATCCTGAGGATTACAAAGAAGAGCCAATTGTACGAGGACATGTAAAGTATTATGGTTAAACAAATTATGCCAAAAGCCGGAGAAGCAATCCTAGCCTTATTTAATAAATTAGGTGGCAACATGAACAATGTCCTTGGTACCCGGTCCAATATTACTTTTCTAGGTAAAGGCAAGAATCCAGAAGGATTCATTGATATGGATATTAATAGTGAAGCCATAGGCTTCATGGGTAAGAATAAAATATTACAAGAATTAGAAAGTTCTATCGGCTATCTAACAGCAGGTAAACTTAATGATGTTCAAGCTAATAAGTTATTAGAGAACATGCAGAAGGTAGATAATGTATTTAACCCACCGGCTGGTCCAGCAAACATTACGGACATGGCAACAGGGACCAGGAATTTAGATGCAGAAGGTTTAGGTTCTTTAAGATCAAAAGGTGATTACATGACCGATGAAGGTGTAATGGCATCAGAAACTATTTTACCGATGAGAAAAGATGTTGGTAGTCAAGTAGCTACAAGAAACAAAGAAGGTGTAATGTCTTTTGATAATTCAGATGAGATTGCAACACCATTCCAAGATGCAGAAACAACGTTTCGTAAATTAAGAGAACAAGGTCAAGATGAGTTAGCACTAAAACTTGAAGAAGCAATGATGAAAGGACCTTTATCTAATACAGGTGATTTACCTGCTAAACGTACAACAGCTAGAGAATTTTTAACAGAGGCTTTAAAATCAGATGACGTAACACCGAGTGGATTTAATAGTGTCGTCTCAGCAGAAGATGTAAAATATATTACTGAAGGTGGTGGTGGAATTGGTGGTGATCCAATTTTATTAGTTGAAAAGTATTTTGGTCCAAGAATTTCCGAAGCATTACCAGTTAATGCATCGAATGAAGAAATAATAATATTTACAAAAAGAGTTTTTGAAGACGTAGTAGATGCTGCGGGTAGAAAGCCAACTGATCCAGGCTTTGATAGAATGACTGCAAGGTTTCTTGACATTGAGACACCTGGCGGACCACAGCAACCTTTTGCAGAAGGTGGACGTGTAGGTTTAAGATTTGGAAAACTTGCTGGCAAAGCTTTTGGTCTTGCAAAAAAATTAGAGAATATTAACAAGTCTGTAGATCAAGGCACACAAATGGGTTACGGAGCACTTCGTGAATATGGTATTGAAGCCGAAGATATTACAAGATTATTTAAAGAGATTGCAATGGATAGAACTATGGTTGGTCCTGAGAAAACACAATTTTTTAAAATGCTAAACCAGGTCTTAAAAAATCCAGAAGATTTTCCTGATGGAATAATAGAGATTAAGAAAAAATTAGGTATGGATTTTGCCGGAGGCGGACTAGCTAAGATCCTGGAGGTCTAATGGTTAAATTAATAAGCGCTGGTTTTCAACCTGGTAATCAAATGAACTTACGTAGAAGAGATGGTAATCCTGGAAATATTGCATCATTAGAAGAAATTAATTTACTTAGAAAACAATCACAAGATCAAAGAGTTGTAAGATTTAAAGAACTTGTTAAATCAGGATCCACTCCTAATGAGGCTAAAAAAATAGTTATAGAAGAATTTAAATTAAATAGAAACCCAAAAGCTGGAACTCCTGTTTGGATGAAGAGAGGTAAGACAGAATTAATTGAAGAAGGTTTTGATTATCAAGCTAGCACAAGAGGTCCTGAAAATGTAGGGGGAGTAGAAAAAGCTGCACAAAAAAGAAAACAAGTTATTGGTGAAGGAAGAAAATTTGAGGAAAGAATTAAACGAACAAAACAAAAAACAGGTTTAGGAAAAGTTTATGAACTTGCACACACAGCAAATATTTTTCAAGCTAAAAAATTAGGTATTGATTATCCAATTGATGCGTTAGCTATACAGACTCAAGATGTAAATAATAAAGTAGCTGAAGCTTTAAATGATGAATTAAAACCTTTATATAGAAAACAATTAAAATTAGTTAATAAATTAAAAAGAAAAAGTACAGAAGGATTAAAAAATCAACTCGATAAAGTAAACAATGATTTATTAGAGACAGTTGCAACAGGTGGTAAACAAGGCGATGTTGCAGCAAATGTTTTAAAACCAATTATTGTAAATCGAGATACTTTAAAAGGATATATTTATACGGGGGCTTTTGATAGTTCAACAGAACTTACGGCCACTCCAGGTGCAACTACACAAGCAACTGCAGCTGGATCAGCAGATGATCTATTTGCTAGAGCTAATGTAGAATCATTTTTTTCTAATATAAGAAAAGATGCAGCAGCAGATGGTCCTATATGTACAATAGTTAGAACTAAAAAAGCGAACGGTGGAACAATAAGTTGTGTTGATGCTGTTGAAGAAGCAATACAAAAGGAACCAGAAAAATTAGCACAAAAAGCAAGTAGGTTAGATAAATTTAAAAACTCCGCAACAGGTTTTTTAAACTTTGCAAAAAAAGGTGGTAGGTTTGGTGCCTTGGCCGCGGTCGGTGCTGTCGGAGCAGGTGCTGTTAAAACATTTATGAATGATGATCCAACAACTTATTTGTCAAACGAAGATCAACAAAAGAATATGTTGATTGATATGATAACAAGTCCAATTAATGAAATACCGCAAGAAAGTTCTGCAGCAGTAGATGCTCAATTACCAGTAATGGGAGCTGGAGCTGTAGCAGGTACAGCAGTTACTACACCTTCATCATTAAAAGCTTTTAGAGACAAAGCTTTAGGTGCAAAAAAATCTGGTGTAACCATGACAGGTTTAAAAACTGCAGGAAGAGGGATAGCTACTTTGGGAACACCATTAGGTTTACTTGCAACTGAACCATTGTTTATTGGTGGACAAATAGCAGAAGGAGATTCATTAGGAGAAATTGCAACTGACCCACTTAATTATTTAGGTGCTTCTTTTCTTCCTTATACAGATAAATTAGTAAGCACAGGATTAAGTCCTGGAATTGCAAAAGCAATGAGACTTGGAATTAGTCCAAGCACTTTAAAAACTGTTTCACGTAGATTCGGTTTACCCGGTTTAGCGTTATCACTAGGTATCAGTGGTTATGAAACTTTTGATGATTATAGAAACAAAAGGGGGTTTTTTAGTGAAGAATAAAACACTTGTTGCAAATATGCAACACGTCAAATGGAAAGAAATACCACCTTTGAGAGGACCTGATCCTCAAGGGTTGAATGTTCCTACAAAACAGGTTACAACAATAAAGAACTCGGAGAAAACAAATGGCAGATATAGACAAAGCCCTACCAAACGTAGAGACTGAAATTAAAGTACCTGGTGAAGAACAAATCGCTGTAGCAGAACAAGAAACTGTTAACGAACAAGTTGGACCAGAGGATATACAAGTTACTCAAGAAGAAGATGGAAGTGCAACAATTAATTTTGATCCAGAAGCAGTTAACCAACCTGGAACAGAAGGACACTTTGATAATTTAGCAGAATTATTACCAGAAGAAGTTTTAGGTAAATTAGGTTCTGAACTTACAGCAAATTACGAACAATATAAATCTTCTAGAAAAGATTGGGAAGATAGTTACACAAAAGGTTTAGATCTTTTAGGATTTAAATACGAAAACCCAACTCAACCATTTCAAGGAGCAAGTGGTGCAACACACCCTGTATTAGCTGAAGCTGTAACACAGTTTCAAGCACAAGCTTACAAAGAATTATTACCAGCATCTGGTCCAGTTCATACTAGAATAGTTGGACTTGCAGACAGAGCTAGAGAAGAACAATCAAACCGAGTTAAAGAATTCATGAACTATCAGCTCATGGATGTGATGAAGGAGTATGAACCCGAGTTCGATCAAATGCTTTTTTATCTCCCTCTTGCCGGCTCTGCGTTCAAGAAAGTTTATTACGATG